AGATCCTGTGTTCTTCCTCACCACCAGCTACATACTTCGGCGCTCTGTGCCTAGTAGCTGATGTTGAGATAGAGCAGAAGATCTCCCAGTCTATTCCCAGGTGTCAATATGCTGTTTGATGCAAATGCGGGGTCTCCTCTAACCTCTAGTCCTTCCACCTCCTCTACAGCTTCGAGGGGGCTTGGGCCGCATATTGTTGTTTCCACGGGGTCTCCTCTAACCTCTAGTCCTTACACCTCGTCTATTGCATCCTAGACGAGGCTTGGGCCGTGGGGGCTCAACGGCTTTGGTAACCCAGTCCTCCTGGGGCTGCGCAGGCCGCACCCCCTAGCGGGGTGGCACAAATTTGTGGCCTGACGTTGGTCTTTCAACTTCCAGTGAGCAGGGACCTACTTCCGAGACGGTTCTGAGGGCTTTCTCACTTTCTGTTGTCAGATTTGTTAACCCAGTCCTCCTGGGACTGAGACGCAGACAGCACCGTCTACCCAGTATCCGGTGGCAGCTTTTGCTGGCCTGACTCCATATGCATGCATTTTCTCATTTACATTATTTACATAGTCTACTTTTCTACTTTAAATCACACTAGATGACCCTGTCTTCCTGGATCAGGACGTCTTCGTATCTCCTGAGTGAGGTCATGTAGTCAACATAATTTTCTTTCCCTATGACAGCTCTGACCTGGTTTATCGCCGCATAGATGTTCTCAGCCCAGGTTGCTCTGGATCGCGTTCCGATGAGGCTACCACACCAGATGTCCTCACGCTTTCCCACATACGGAACGTCTGTCCAGCTTGTGATTGGAGTCTTGTCCATCATCCATTCATTTTCTTCAATCCAGACTCTGTTCCAGACCTGCAGCATGTCTTCCGTGGTCATCCACTCTCCTTTCGAGTGTATTGACCAGGACGTCCTGCCTGTGGGCACCCAATCCACTGGCACTGCTGAGCAAATCGCATTTGCCATGAGACGCAAGTCCCTACGATGGAAGTATAGGAGTAGCCACATCTGTGCATATGCTTTGGCCAGACAAGCTGTGTCCTTCACATTCCATCCAGCTCCTGGAGAGATGCGAGCCCTGCCTATCAGCTCATCCTGTCCTCTGCACGGGACAACTATGCTCCTTCCATCTTTCATCACAATCTCCTGAAAATGGTTAGAGCAGAAGGGAACTTGCTGCCAGTCGTGCCAGCCATGCGAAGGCTTCCATTCCTGGATGTCTTTTCTGACCTTTGACATTGCGTTGAGGAAGTGGAGGGCTGTGGCGAATCTGTCATCCAGCGGCTTGACGACACAGTCATCTCCGCTGATCGCCATCCTGGTCACTCTCTCCTCTCCATTCTCAAAGAGCCAGGTCCTGACAGCTATCTTGGTTTTTCTAGGTAGCTGTTCCAAGTGTTGTGGTCCAATGACCCCCTCAGCCTCCATCAGCCTGACGAGCTGGACAGCAATGTTCGTGAAAGTGTTAAGGGCATAAGTGACCACCTGTCCACTCCCCCTTTGATCTTCTCTTGATATCACGTCCATTACGGTCTTTCCTTCTGCTGCAGGTCTCATGACCTTGACCACTTTGTGCCTGTAAGTCAGTTCAATTATGGCTCGAGCGAGCATGCGGTGTTCACCGTCTAGGAGCTCCAGCACCTTGGCTTCATTTTCTAAATCAGTTCTGGTAATTCTAGTGTCCCATCCGGCGGTGTCATCAGCGTACATTTTCCCTCCTTGCTTTCCTGCTATGTCACGGAGGATGTATCCCAGCTTTTGGACGCCTGAGCCTTCCACTCCACCTCCTGAATTCTCTCGGCTCAGCCAATGGTCTTCATTCAGGAACCCCAAAGCTTCAAACTCTAGATACCGTGCTCCAAGCCACATGAACCAAATGGCCCTGCTTCCTTTAGCTTTTCCAAACTCTCCAGGCTTCTTCTCTCTTTTTCCCATCATGTTGTAGATACATGTATGACACTCTCCTCGCAGATGGTTTTCCCTCTCTTCATCAACCATCTCCCAGAACCGCGGGTCATCCACAGCCTCACGAGCCGTGCTCCATTGATTCTGTTCAGCGAACACTGCTCCAAGAGCCGCGTTGCTGTTGACTTTCTTTATAAATTCTTCCTTGGTGCACAAGCGGGGTCTTTTTTCCCGTGACAAGTGGGCCCACAGCCAGTTGGTGGTCTCGTTGAGCACTTCCTTGGCTCCAGCTGGTGGCTCAGGAGCCTTCGTGTCAACTTTCTCCTTGAAGACTCTTTGCTGTCCAAAAGGGGTGGTGTCAGTCATGGCCATGGTGGTGACGTTGGCAATGGCGTCCCAAGGTTTGCTCATGAGCTTCACCACTCCGTTGACGAGAGAGCTGGCTGAGCCAGTAGCCTTCACTTCATAGCTTCCATGGTATGTCCAAGTGCGGTATGGATGCTCAGGGTCTTTGTGCCACGTTGTGGCGAATTCTTCTTTGAGCTTCTGGATTCTCTTCTTGATTTTCTCCTGATTGCTATGGACTTCTCCCTTTCCCACGGCTCTTGTTCCGCTCCCTAGGTTGACATCTTCCTCATACTTTGGCCCTCTCCACACTGTGCGATCCATTCGCCCCAGTAGTACCTGGCTGGTCATGTTCACAGCGTGCACCACATTGCCAGCGGCTCCACTAACCCAATACATCTCGTGATTGGAGTTCCGGGACAGGGGGAGACGCACTAGCCCACCTCCGAAGCGGCGCTGCAGAACTTCCATTTTTTCTATAACCTTGGGCATGTAAGGGCAGAGAACTTTTATGCAGAACTCTCTAGGTCCTCGGTGCAACCAGTCAGATGTCATCTCTAGGACGCGTAGTGTGCGTTGTTCTTCTACTTCTGGACTTGGAGAGGATTCCCCTATGTCACAGAACAGGGTGTCACTGGGTTCTGAAGGTTTGTAAAACACGTCCACTCCACTTTTCAAGGAGACCAGATTCCGGCCATAGCTCTGCATGAGCATCGGTTCTTCATGTCCCGCCCCACCTTTCGTGTATCCTCTGACTTCCTGGACCTTCTTCAGGGTTGCTGCGTAGTAGCTCCATCCTCCACGCCCACACCCTAGATCAATGACTTTTCCTATTGGCGAGACAAATCCTTTCTCCACGAGCCAACGGAGTTTTGCTGAGCCTCGCGAAACCGGATGTCCTCCCACTATGTTGTTTTCACGTCTAGCCCTGCGTGCTTCAGTGCGGTCCACCTCGATTATGGCCTCTCTTCGGTATTTAAAAAACTCTTCTCTGCTCATAGCGTTTAGTTTTTCCTTCCATTGCTCCCCTAGCGTCCTGCCCCCGGGCCTTCCCCTTTTCAAGGAGGGCTTATCCGCGTTCTTGATGAGAGTCCAAGCAATGGAACCTCCAGCCAGGTAGCTACCTCGCATAACATGGCAGAGTCCCGTGGCTGTGGTGGAATTCCAGACGGCACTGGCTCCATTGTCCCACAAAGTGAGCGTAGCCGCCGTCACCAATACCCCTGCTTCTCTCACAGTGGTGACATTAGGGTTGACGAGGAACGCTGCTACGCTTACCCCTATGAGGAGCACCTGTCCGACTTTCTTTTGCATCAGAGGGGTGGTCCTTTCCAGTTCAGGCACATCAGTGGCGACCATTCCGTCAACAACGGCATTCTTCATTATTCCAGCCGCTGTCCTTCTCTGGGCAGCCCTGAGTGCTTCTGCTTGCCATCCAGGGAGCATGTACCCATAATGAAGTGTCGCCAGAACCATGGCTGTCAGAAACGTTGTAAGGGTGATTTGACCCCAACAGCCAAGGAAGACGAGGCCAACGGTCAAGTCTAGGTCGGTAAAAGGCACGCCTCGTGGCAAGACGAATAATGAGCCAGCTTGTGAGTTAATTGAGGCTAGCGATGTGGTGACGTATTCCGACGTGATCAGGTGTTTCAGAAGAGGGGTTAGCACGACTGTGCTCCCCCCATACAGTGCCCAGGCTGTGGCTGGACGCAGGTCCAGTGCCATGCTTGGCAATCCAGTCAGCCCTGATGCCTGCGTCTTTCCGACAAACATGCTCTTGAGATCTGCTTTGGTTTTCTCTAGCATCCCGTACTCGTTTGCTGCCACCACTCCAACCACGGTCAAGACGCAGATGAGAAACACCGCCAGTTGGTTATCTGTCTGTGACCTCTGTTTTTCCGGTTCTGGGATGAGCACCACCATCAGCAGCAGGGCGATCAGCAGGGTCCCTGCTATTTTAGTTCCAGGAACCTCTGCCGCCCACAGGAAGAAGGTAGCTAGCGTGAGCACCAGAGCTCCAAGACCCATCTTCCCTATACCCTTTCGCTGCATCATTAGTAGGAAGAATCCTCCTGTCATCACAGTAATGGCAACAATAAGTGTGATGGTTTCCAGTGCATCTGGCAGCTCTTCGAGAGCCATTCGGTGTGCTTTCCCGCCTTTCTCAGCCGTTGCAACCAAGTACATGGTGTCTAAAGCTTCCCGCGTCTTTCCCATGAAATGCTCAGGCATGCGACCGAGCACCTCTATGAAGCTAATGGCTGATCTCTTCCCTGCTGCAAAGTCTTTGAACCACTTGAGGGCTTGGTGATCTGCATAAACTCTTGCATCAAGCCATCTCGGCTTGAGGATTTTCCTCTCACCCATCCGGGTGACTATCTCTACCTCGGTGTTGTCCTCCAGTATGGCATTCGTGCGCGGCCCATCAAAACACCACCTTCTGTCGGTGTACTGAATGCCATTGGACGCCACCTTGTAGGCCAGCCACACCGGGAGGTCAGCCGTCCTAAGCAGCTCCAAGAAGTTTTTCTTTTCTTCACCTCTGAGACGGTATTCACCATCCATTGTAAAAGCCTTTTCCCTCTCTGGTCCATAGAGCTGGGCCACCAGTCCATTGGGCATGTGTATGTTGTCTAACATGATCTTTGCCTCTGTCCAATGGGCTAGGTTACTGTCATCTTCACTGGTAGCCCCCCCATAGTGATATTCATCTCCAACTTGGTTGGGGTTTCTGCCTACTCTGCCCCTCCGTTGAGCTGCGCTTGCACTGGTTATGGGAGATGGGTTTCCGAGGATGACTCTGCCTTCTCCCTCTTCTAAGATGGTGGGTTTCACGCTCTTTCTACAGTCGATGACCCTGCTCGCACCGAAGTTGGCCCCCATTTCAGAGATGTCGGTGGTAATGACAAAGTCCCAGTCTCCATTCTTACATTTTGGGTATTCTGTATCATAGGACTTGCGGTTGAGTTGGATGACCTTTTTCCCCGCTCTTTGGAGGCACATTGCAATCTCATTCCCCATTTTTACGCTCGCCACAAACCACACGGTTTTGCCCGCATATTCTGTGATCCATTCGTATCCACTGCTCCATGCCCTGTCTGGTATCTCATCTTGCAAATCATGGATTGGGGCATTTGAGTCAGGAAAAGGATCCGTGGTTCCAGGCGGGGTCGCTGTCATGAAGATGGCTGCTGCCTCCCCTAATTCCACCTTGGTAGCAATGTATCCTCGTGCGGCTATGCTGGCTGGGTCAGTGAAATGAGCTTCATCCATGACAAATAGGTTGTAGTTGGGCACTCTGTTCGGTGACATCAGTCTATGGGTCAGAGTGGCGTGGCACATCACATCCACTATTTCATTCCCTTGGTGCTCTCTCTGCACTGCTGAAGTTTGATATCGCACTGGGAGCCCTCTCAAAGCTTCTGCCATTTCTGCTGCTACCACCCGCGTCGGTGCCAGCACAGCTGTTCTTAGGCGCTGCTGGATGGCGTCCTTGATTATCTGTGGCAGAATTTTCCTGGTCTTCCCTGAGCCAGGGTGCAAATCTAGCACAGTCATCTGTCTCTTTCTCAACATGTTTGGGGTGTAAGCTTCTGGGACTGGTTCCTCCTGACGGTCACCCTGCACGATGGCGCTGACGTATGAGCCATCGCCAAGCTCAACTCCATTGCCGTATAGGCCTATGATGTCTCCATTAGAATCCAGAATGGGTGAGCCGGATGTTCCTCGCGGGTAATCCAGACTAACAGCCCCAACCTCCCCGAAGGGAGTCCGAAACACTCCTGGTTTTGTCTGGATGTTTACTGCAGCCTTCCCCGGTTCTACCACGATCACTTGCACGTCATCTGTTCCATTCCATTTTCGGTCAAACCTCCATGGGCCTCCGTAAGCTATGCGGTCTTCTTTCACACTACCCCAGTATGGCGTCAATTTTCCTTCTCCACTCATAATGGCTGCTCCTCTAGTTGTGTGCCATAGTGTGTGGAAAACATTCTCGTACATGACTCCGACGCCGGCCTGGTAAGTGCCAAGAATCCCTCTAGCCATAATTCGGTAGACTCCTGTAGTAGTGTCTCCTTTTGAGCAAGGTTTTGGGGATGGCGTGTCCCAAAACACGCCCCCTCTTTTTGTTGTTTTTAAAGTGAGCCAATAACCGAAAGCGGCGGGAACGATGGCCCAAGGCGTGAGGGCGGCTAAGCCAATACAAGACATGCGCAGGACCCAGACCTTCCATGGAACACCGGGATCATCAATCAAGTGAAAATCTCCGTCATCATCCAGTTTCACATCCAGCCTCCGACTACTTCCTGTGATTGCAGCATCCATCTCCCAGCTGATGTCGGCGGCCCGTTCAAGCCACATATCTGTTGCTTTTCCTGACACCACGTAGGACACTGCCATGAGACCTGCCAGCATGAAGGGTATTGACATGGATTCAATATCCAACTCGGCCAAGCCACCTACGATGGCAAACATCAATCCAACTGCCGACAAAAACTCAGTGGCTGGCCACCCTCTCTTCTTGTTTGGGTTGCAGACCATTAGTCCGGCAGCTATAGTGGTGGGCGAGAACCATCCAGTGGATGTGAGCGCTAAGCCCAAGAGTACAGCTCCTTTCTTTTTTGCCATGGTCTTTTTCCTCTCTTGCAGCAGGGAGCAAATCCCTATGACGAGGAGGATGATTCTGTAAGTGTCTAGGTATAGAGCCCTCATTCCCGGGGTTAGAAGCGCTAAGACTGGCATGGTGACGGAGGAGGTTGTGGGGAAGGTGATCGCTCGGACAATCATCCATGCTATAGCGGCGGCATTCAGGATTCCGTGGACTCCTATTTGCAGATCTACTGAGGCCAGTTGAAACAAGGCAGCCCCTAGGACCAGGACCACGTTTTCTTGGTTCGTCCATCTCGTGCTAAGCATGTTCATCACTAGAAACGCTGGTTGGATCTTAAAAACGGCAATCAAAGCAAGATGCAGGACGTCTCCTCCACTGTTGGCCTCTGCGAAAGCGGCAGCGACTAGCACCACATACCTCGCCAAATCAGTGTAAGTGATGCCCCCAAGCATCAGCACAAGTAGGGCCCCCAAAACCGCAGGAATGGTCAATCTGGCCGTCCACCTCTTGCGAAGGACCTCCTGGGTGGCCAGAAACATCACCAGAAGGCCCAGCTGAAAAGGGTCAACCATTTCACCATTGAAAGCATCAACCTGTGATCTAACGAGTGTTGTTTCATCATGCCTGACAGGTCTGATTTCCATTCCGTACCAGCAGCCATTTTCTGTCCGGAATCGTAGGGGCGGAAGGGAGCAACTGCGACAGCACCAGTCAGTAATCAACTTTCCACTGTCAGTAGTGGTTCTGACCGAAGGGCCTCTCTTGCCACAGTCCTCTGTAATGGTGACTTTCGTCCCTGGGCAATAGTCAAAGTCCAAGACTATGCCATTCTCATCCCAAGGTCCCTGGTTTTGTGTCTTATACCCTTCCCTCCGATTGTGCTTGCTTTTTGGTCCGGCTATGGTATGCGGAATGATGAGTTCACTTTCCTCAACACCATCTCCCCAAAGGGTGTGTGTCTCTGGCCAAGTGCAAGATTTGACCTCTCCAAAGACTGCCCTCTCAAGTTTCCATGTGTCGTTGTAGCGACTCTCAATCCAGTACGACAAGTCACTATGGACTGCCACATGTCCTTTGACAGCCGTGCCTATGATCGCTCCATCACACTCGTCAGTGCTCTCCTCTCTAATTTTCAGCCACACACGGGTTGATGTGATGCCAAAGCCGAAGTCTTCGATTTGCATGCTGTTCCAAGCTCTATGCTCATCAGGGCATTCCTTTGTCTCAGGTCCATCTACGACAAATGTGGAGTTAGCCAATTCCGGGGCAAAGAGAATGCTTTTTCCCCATGCTTTCCAGCCCATTTCAAACTTCTCTTGCGTCATGGATAGGCGTTTAGGGGCTGAGCGATATCTTCCCACGGGCTTGTTCACAACCACACTGAGGTCCACTGCATTCTCTTTGAGCAGGACGTTCAATTCGTCCCGTACGGCTTCCCACATTTGGTGCTCCAATCTAGTGACAGATCTGACTCCGCACACGCCTTCCTTGTGCGCTTTGTGGACGATCTTCGCTAGGGATCTGGGCGTTTCTGGCAAGTATTTATACCTGTCCACCCAGGCTTCCACGTCGTTGTGCACAAAGATGCCACTTCCACATCTCATCTCTTTTCTTGTGATGTCAATGGCACATCCAGTGTCAGCATGCACATTGGTCGCTAAGAACACGAGCACACCTCCTGTGGCTAAGAAGGCCAAAGCAATTGATCGGTCTCGTGCGTTGACGCCCATCCAGAGTAGTAGGGCACCCATTAGCCCTTGTGTGATCCAAGACATTCCCCCAAAGAGTGTTCTGAAGGCACCACCAAACACTTGGTGAACGGCTTTTCCTATGGAGTTGAAGACCCCTCCAATGGAGCCAAAGTCCCAGGCTGTGTCGCCCAACGCTGCCAGTCTTTGAGCTCCCTTCAAAGTTGTTGAAAAGGCCTTGCCTAGCGTGCTTCCAGCTTTGTGCCAATGGTGGTTGATCTGCTTGTCTCCCCTCCCAACCACGATGTAGGAGTCTCCGAAGGGGGGTTCCATCTCGACCAGCACCTTTGAGTTGGCACTGGAAGTCGCGACGAAAGGGTTCACTGTCACCAGCCGCCCAACGGGGGTCATGTCATTGAGGCTCGCAACGGAGACAATCGGAATTTTGCAGGGGCCATCACTCCCAGAGTAGGATAGTTCAATGACAACTGTTCCGTGGCCAGTGTCCGCCGGATTTTTCGCGAACGAGAATTTTTCTGTACACATGCCATAGGTTGTGCCTTTCAGAGCCAGTTTGTCCATTTTCAGCCTACATTTCAGGTGGCCTGATGTTAACTTCACTGAGCTTGAGTACTCCACCACGATGGCTCCTGCCAACGCCTGATGGAGGCCTCCTTCCTGTGACCCAAGAGCAACAACGGACTGTTTTGTGGCGTGCGCCTCTTCAAATTCCATGAGGAGTTCTCTGTTTCTCCACGCTGTGCTCGAAGGGGACGTCCAGGGGAGAGCGAGGTCATGAAACCATTCCCTATGGACCAGAAATGACTTTGACCCCACGGTCATGACGTAAAACGCTTCAGTGTTCAGTCCACTCCTTGGCTCACAGTCCAGCGTGACTTCTCCGTAGTCACCAAGTTTGAGGGTTATCGAAGGAGCATTGGGTGTTATTGTAAACTTTGCCGCCTGGGACGCCCCAACTTGCGCTGAATAATTCCCATGGTTTTCCGAAGTGGTGGTTCCATGCACAAAAATGCCAACTTCGTATTTGATGTTTTCTGGCTGGATTGTTCTTCCAATCGCTTTGCTGGTGCAGGAGAATTTTGCACATGTGTCAATGCTTCCCTTCCCGAAAAGTCCACATCCGTTGCCCCACCCACGATCAGTGAAGCCTTGTTTGCACACATAGCTACTATCAGCTCGCTTCTCGTTGTGAGCTTCTCCAGTCGTGGGGCACCGAGCCACCGTCGAGATGTCAGTGACTGAAGCATGATAGCAGTAACTTCTGACCTCAGCAAGTTGGCTAGCTTCGATGTTAATCATGCGGACGTCCAATGTTGGTTTGTCGTTTGCCATGATTGTCAAGCAGCTATCTCCTTCTAGCACCAAGTCCACCCAAGTGGCTCCACTGGCTCCTTCTATGAAGTCACGATTGCCCATTCCCAGACAATTAAAACTGTAAGCCGGAGCGACCAACAGCAGGAGGATGGTAAATACCACGCGTTGACCGTTGTTACTGCCAAGCATCCAGCCAAGTGTCGCCGCCAGGAAAGCATAGCCAGGATTCCTTATGATCCAGTTCTCAGTTTTCATGAGATACCGTGTGGCTTTCGTTGAATCCAGCCAAGCCTCTTTTTTATTCACTAGTGAACTCTCCCCATGTGTTTGGACCGACACGGATCTCCTGCTTCGCTTGGAATGCCTGGTCCGCGTGCACCGTCCATATTGGACGTAGACTTCTTGGTTGTCACACCAGCAATCCACATCCTCTGGATCATTGCCCATGGTGAGCTTAGGACATTCGTACGTGATAGTGTCCTCACACATGTAGCCGACGTCTATTGCCCGGACCCAGCATCTGTTCTCTCCTTTTGAGGTGGGAATCACGATAACGTCTGCAATGTCCGTGTTGTTGATGGTCATCAAAAGCTTCCCCTGGAAATTCGACAACTTCATTGCTCCTGCGTAAGCTATGACAACTGCCAAGCTTGCGAGCCACATGATTGAGCCTTCATTTCCTCCTCTTTTGTTTTGTTTTCTGCCCCGCTTGTTCACGGCGTCAATGAGTGTTCCAAGTTCTCGTTTGAAACTAGTAAGATGTTTCATTGCCACACTCTTTTCCACTGCTTTCCATCGGCCTAAAAGCGCCTTGGTCGGGGCTAATGCTGTAAACTTGAAGAACGTGATAAGAGCCAGCACGAAACGTACTGGCCCTCTGCCGTCCAACAAGCTCATTACTACCCTCTTCACTCCCACTAGTGGGAATACGCGGGGTAGGCCGCGTTTCAGCATATTGATAGCCCGGTTTTTACCGGGCCCTCCTGGTTTTTTAGTCATGGTTATCTTCCGTTCTAAAAAACTGTTTAAACTGCACTAATCTCTCGATTCTTCTCAACGATACTAAGCCAAGAAGTTCACACAGATAAACTTCT